AATGTATTGAGATTGACTGCTGGATTATCACAACTTGATATACAAGAAGAAGTAACAGTTGCTCCTGCTGCAATGTATATTCCATCAGTACATGCATCAAAGCTACTAGTTAAATGACCTGCTAGAATTACTACAGTTAAAGGAGATGTAGTAGGAGAACCACCTGTTGGAGTGTATGTTACATTTACTGTAAATGTAGTATCTACACTCACTACGTTAGTCAAATATACATCTGCTCCTAAATGATCATCAATTGTTCCTCCTGAGCAAGGTTGCATATATCCACTCACTGCATTTACCAAAGAAGGTGCTGAAGTGGTAGTTGTGCTTGTAGTTGATGTGGTTGTACTACTTGTACTACTAGTTGTAGTGGTGGTGGTAGATGGAGCACCTACAATAGGCATATAAAGATCTCTAACACAAGTTCCTGTAGATATTGCAAGAATAGTTGTACTACCATCTGGAACCACTGTAGAAGTGTAACCAGCAAGTAGAGTTGCTTTAGATATACCTGTAGCAAAAGGAGTTGTATACCCATCTGCATCTGAATAAAGATTAAATGGTCCTACATCTGTTCCTGCTAGTGTGAAGGTTATTGTTACTGTGTACATATATTAGTTGTTGATTATAAAAGAATTTAGAAAGAACGTATAGCTCTCACATGAACAGTGCTATCAGTCTTAGTGTCTATACCTACAATACCAGCACCAAAATATACTGTTACTGCTTGTGTAGGACTATTTTCACTTGATGACCAATATCTAACTGATGAGAATCCACCAATTGCCACTCTATTATTATATAGTTGAACTAGTTCATTTTGATCAGGAAGATACCAATCATTATATCCAGCATTAGTATAAGAAGCAGCAATTGATGCAGCATAACTTCCTGCACCTAATGCTCCTGTAATAATTGCTGTATTTGAAGCACCATATCCTATTGCTTGTTGTCCAGCACCTAAGAAAGTTGAACTTCCAAGATCCCAACCAATTCCAGTGCTTTGATCTGCAGTGGAAGAAATCAATCCATGACATTGTCCTGCAACATATCCATGATCTCCAGGTTGTAATATATAGGCAACTATACCACCTTGGTATGCATCACCAATAGCAATTGGACATATTGTAGTGGTAGTACTAGTTGTGCTAGTAGTAGTTGTACAGTTACTAACTAATGTACAAAACTCTGCACTCAATGATGGACTAGCTGCAATTGCAGCTAATATAGTTGCTGGGTTAAGAGCATTATCTATTTTTTGAAAAGCCAATGTAGCACAATCACCAGTTTTAATTCCTGTATGAGGAAGATTGGTACCTGTGTATATTACATCATTTGTACTATATACAAAAGATGCACAGCCAGGACCTCCTGGAGGTAATACTAAATATTTACCATAGCATGGATCTCCAGGTTGACAAGGAAGAGGTATGTTCATATTAAGAAGGTATATACATTATATAATAAGTAGCAAGTACAGGTTGGATGTTATTATGAGATCCACCTCCACCTACATTAGCATTTGTTACACTAACTGATGTAGTCACTGGATTAGTTAATCCTACATCAGCAGGACCTAAATTATTTGAATTTAGAATGTATGCATTTTTTTGATTATCATCATTATTACTACCTATAGGAAAAGTGCTACTAGCTTCTCCAATATTACCAGTGGTAACACTGTTACGTTTTGCAATAAAGTGTGAGTGAGGAGTCTCTGTTACAGTTGTAGCATGTGTATGTGTAGGTATTTGTGGAATAGTTAATGTCACTGAATTAGCACCATCTGTTCCTAAGAAAGTATAATTAGGGTTACCAGCATATATAGGATCCACTGCAGGATTTAAAGGTCCACCAGGAACATTATGAATAGCTCCAACTCCCACTCTACCTCTTTTATCTGGAGTACCGTTTTCACCATTACATAAGTACACTTTATTCCATCCTAGTGAAGAAAGACCTGCACCTGTACCATCGAAGTTGGTTAACGGTCCATAATATTCAACCACTGTATAAGGAACCATCTTTGTATATTGTTGAGTTCCTGCATTTATACTATTTAAATAAGATTGTATTAAGCCATTTAAATCAGCAATCTTTACATAGTTAGTATTTACATCAAGAGTGAGTGCTGTAAGATTTGTAACAGTGGTACAAAGCTTTGTAATAATAGCTTGTACAACATCATGTGTATTTGATGAAGAAGTTACACCATCTAAACATCCCACTGTATATGGAGCATTTAATGTACTTAATATTTCATCTATTGTAACCACTTGACCTTGTAAATTACAAGCAGCTCTTACCAAAGCTGTTAATACATCAAGAAGAGTAGGAGTTCCTCCTGGTAAATATTGAGTGACAAGACTACAATAATAAGAAGGATTGATTGTGATATCAATACCTGTTCCATCTAAAAATGAAACTACTTTCTCAATAAGTGTATTCTCAATACACAAGAGATTAGTTGGTATAGTGATACCTAATGCAGGTACAGCTGCTCCTGTATAATTAACACATTTATCTGATACACTCTCAGTGCAGCCATTATAACAATTATCACAAGACATTTTAAAATTATTTATGGATTAATACTATCACTCTACTAGCTATCATTTGCACACTAAAGGGCATAGCATAGTCTGGATTACAACTCTTATACGTTAGTATTTGTTTGTAATTCAATAAGTCGTTAACTAGTTCACCTGATATATAGTTGTTTAAAGAAAATACAATATTATTATATTGATCATTAGCTAAATCAGTTAGCTTACAATTAATATCATTTAATAATGCAGGTATACTAGCACACTCTATACAATCTGTTAATCTTGTGTATAACATTTTTTATTCTTTGAGCTACTTGTTTTGACTTGTAATTACAAGCTGAACATAAGCCATTAATTAATTGACATCCACATCCAACTTGGATGCCACATTCTCTACAGTTTGCCATATTAATAAAAGTTAATTACGTAGTTATTACCAGTACATCCACAATTATTTCTTATAAAATTGTTTAGCATGTTGTCTGCTTGTACGTATAACTTATTTGCTGTATCTACAGCACAGTTATTAGCAGCAGCAACTGCTCCTTGTATCATAAAATAGATTGTACTTAGAGTCACCTTAGATTGTGTTCTAATTGCTGAATCACATTCCATCATGTCAAGTTTCATAAATGCAGAATCATACTTCTCTTGTATAATGTCTATACGCATGAATGTCTTTGTTACAAAATTGGTTTGAGCAGGAGCAACAGAATAAGTAGCAGTCCAAACTCCATCAGGAAGAGGAAGTAAGGGTTGACCTGATGTGCTAAGTCCTAATGTAAGTGAGTTATAAGTATTAAAACTCAACGGTGTAAAAGGAAGAACCACAGGTGTTGTATATCCTGGAATAATAAAACTCATACTAGGACTGGTAACAGTAGGAGGGTTAGTATCATAAATTGATATATCCGCTATACCTAATGTATTTGCAGTGTAAGTATTTATTACTAAAAAATCTAAAGTCATCTTATTTAAAATAAAAATACCAGAGGATTTGAGAATTAATCCTCTCACCCTCTGGTATAGGTTATATGATACCTACTTTATTCTATTAAGGAATCAAAGTAGTTGTTGAAGTTGTTGTACTAGTACTAGAAGTAGAGCTGGTAGTGGTTGTTGTTACACAAGCATTATCAGAAGCTACAGCACCTAAAGCAGCAACTAAGATAGCTTCGATTGCAGAAGTGTATCCTTGAGGAACAGCAATTATTGAACTACTATCTTCTTGAATATAAGCACCCCATTCGTAAGCAGATTTGTCAAACGCATTATACTTAATGTAATAAGTATCGTACGTAGTACCAGTTGATACCCAAGATTCAAAGTTCTCATTATAACCAACCATTCTGTATAAATGTTTCAAATATCCAGCTTGGTAGCTATAAAAGTTCTTTTCTAATTGTTGAATCTCAGCAGCTGTACCAGTTGCATAAGAAGAACGTTGAATGATAACAGGTTCAGCAACAAAGTTACATCTGTCAGCAACAATAAAGTCAGCAGTTGTAGCAGGACCAGAATAAACGAAGGTACGGAAATAGAACCTATCGTATTCAAAAGGATCTGCAGCAACATCACAAGGTTGGCCATATTTAGTTAATGGTTTACCAGTGATTTGTAAAACAGCAGCTTGATCATCACCAATTCTTTGAAATGTGTAGAAAGTGTTGAAGCTAATGTTATCTGGGTTGTCACCAGGAGCTTGTTGTGTTAGCTTAACGATGAAAGCATCAATTAAAGCAGGAACATCAACATCAGTGCAAGGGTTTCCACCACAATCGCAACAAGGAGCTTGAACAGTTACACTACGAGTGAAACCATTAAAGTACAATGTGTCAACATAGCTAGAAAATCCACGTAAAGTTAAAGTTACAATATCACCACATTTAACTGTCCAACCACCAACATTAGTGATTTGGTTAGCTGCTGTAGGACATCCATTAACTTTGTACCATTGAGTTACGTTAGTACCGTAAGCTGAATTGTTGATACCAGAGATTTTGTCTGAACGTTTAGATCCTTGTAAATAGGTATTAACTCTACCTTGTGCTAAATAGAAGTAGGGAGATGCAGCAATGTTACCTGAAGTGGCAACTGTGTAATCGCTTTTGAAAATCCCAAACTGACCAGCTGTTAAATTTTGTGTAGATCCAGAGCTAGGTAGAGTATTTCCTACTGGAACCACAAAGAGCGTGGTTAATGAAAAATCGGCCATTGTTTTTTATTTAAATTGTAAAAAATTATTCGTTTGTTTGTATTCTATATATTGAACTTTGCATAGCACCTTGGTTCTCTGTATACATTGCTAGGTTCTGAACTGTTAAATCTAATAGTTCATCCTCTAAATATAATTCAAGTTCACAATCACTATTTATTGAAGCTGTTCCATCAAATCTTACATAACCAACTTTATCTATATACTGAGGATACCTCATATATGAAATGTTAATTGAAGTTGGTGTGAATGTTCCATCTGTGTATATATTCACTTCATCTGTTGACAAGAAGATAAATGTTTCTTGATATTCAAAAGATGGCTTATAGTGATCGTTAGTTAAAAGAAACTGTAAGTCAGAATGTTTAGCTAAGTCTCTATTTATAAATACTTTTCTGTTAACACATGGACCTTTATCTGCTAATAAATAAGCATCAATATAAAACATATACATTGGAACCAATGAATGTATATCCGCACCCCACTGATTCAAGTCAGCATTCTTTAGATATAAAGGAAGGGGCTGGTGATTATATG